GGCCAGCGCCTGAAGCGTCATGCCGGGATCGAGTTGCAGGCCGATCGCCTGCGGCGGCACATACGACTGGCCGGCCGCCAGCGAAAACGCGGAAAGGATCGTGTTGCCCGCGACAGCGCTGCCACCCGACGGCACGCGAAACAGCGTCACTGCCACCGGGCTCGCGCTTGTGTTGGTCAGCGACAGGTTGTTGATCGTCGACGTGGTGTTCGTCGGCGCGGTGTAATAGGTGGCCGCCGAGGTCGTCAGTTGCGCCGCCGCGATGGCTTTCGGAATGCGTTGCATGGCTACCTCGGGATGACAGTGATGGTGGGCACGGTCAGATACGTGATCGTCATGACGTCGCCCGCATTCATTTCGAAAATCTCGCCGCCGGCAAGCAGCCCGACAGTCAGCACCACCGCGCCGCGCGCATACGATGCAGCGCTGATCGTGCCGCCGACGATGTGAATCGCCTGCCTGCTGGTCGCGCGATAGGTGAATGGCGATGCGCCGACCGTGACCGTGCGAGGCGCCTGCGAACCGCTCGAGTCCGCGAGATCGGGGACCGAGAAAATCATGTCGGCGAGGACGTTCTGATCAGCCATTTGCCAGCACCATTTCGCCAAGGTCGTCGGGCTGCCGGCGCAGGGCCTGAAGCTGCTGCACTTCGAGCGCGAGCGATTGCAGGCTCTGCGCGAGGTTCTGCAGCGAGAACACCGTTTCGAGCGCCAGCACGTCATCGATCGTCAGCGACTCGGGTGTGACGCCGCCGCTGCCGCCCGTGCGCCGCCAGAGCTGGATCAGGAACAGGAACCACGTTTCGGTGACGACGCCGGTCTTCGGGTCCGTGAACGGGACATTCACAAGCGGCACATCGGTCTGAATGGTCGGCGGCGTGCTCATTGGTTATTCGACTCCGCCTGGATCCACGCACCGAGCAGCGCGGTCTTAACCGGAGCCGACCACGATAGTTCGAACACGCGATCACGTGCCATGCCGAGACGCTGGTACTGAAGCGACGTGATGTACTCACCTTCGAGCCCGAGGCTGATGCTGATGGCGTTGCCCCACGACTTGCCGCGCGTATCGCTCCAGCGCAGGAAGACCGGCACCGGGTCATACGTGCCCGTGCCGTTGCCGACTTCCATGTTCGCGAGGAATTCGCGGTATCGCATGCGGTCGCTGTTGTCGTCGACGCTGTGCATGAACGAGCGGATGCGCGGGATCGGATTGCCGTTGTCCGTGTACGCGTTCACATCGAACAGGTACAGGTTGCCGTTCTCCCAGTCGCCGACGATCGGCATGCCATAGGCCGACGCATAGCAGTTCGCGCGGTGCCGGTGCAGGTTGCCGTTCCCGTCGATCCAGTTGAGTTCGTTCCACTGCTGCGTGGACAGGTCGTACTGCCAGGTCTTGTCGGCAGTCGGGAACGTGAGCACGTAGAAGAAATGCCCCTCGATCTGGTACGTGAAGCCGATCGCGTCATCGATGCGCGCGTATGTGGCCAGTTCGTTATCGAGCGCGTGCGTCGAAATCTGGATAGCGTTGAACTGCGAGGTCCGGTTGACGTAGCAGTTGCCCTGCGGCGACTGCGCGAGCCAATAGACCTCGCCATCCATCTGCGCGATCGAGCCGGACGCGGCGCAGCCGTGCTGCATGAACACGCCCGGCAGCCGCTCGAAGGCGAATGTCGTGTCGCCTGCGTTAAACCACACTTCGACCGTCTCAGCGCCGAGCAGGTAGATATAGCGCTTGGCTACCGCGATGCCGATCAGCTTGTCGGAGTACGCAGACTTCGAAGCAAAGTCGGTCGCATCGAACGAGATTTCATCGTTCAGCGAGATGTACCACTCGCGCGTGCCCGGCATGTTCAGCACAAGGAAGCCGTCGACGAAGCCGACCGTATTGCCGCCCGCGAACACGCCATCGGTAATCGGCGCGAACTTGTCGTCCGTCAGGTCGATGGTGTATCCGGCGCTGGTGCCGTCGACGATCACGACGAAATTGGCGTTGTCGACCATGTCCACCGGACCGCTGTCGGTAGCCATGTCGCCCAGGCTCTTGAGCGTGAACGACGAGTCGATCGAGAACACCGTGGCGCCGCACACGCCGTACAGCGTGCCGTTAGATGCGAACCAGAGCCCGCGCCAGCCAGTCCCGAAATCGGGTGTCGCGGTCGCTTTGAGCGTGAGGCCCGGAGTCGGGTAATAGGTGAACGGGAACGACGAATCCTTCGGGTTCTGCTCCGCATACAGACCGATGCAGCGCTGCGCCTCCGCGACCAGGCTCTTGGCCGAGTACGCGCCTGTGACCAGCGGGAACTTCACGGCGAACTCCCGATATAGAAGTCACCGTAAATGTTGTAGGTGCCCGTGTTATTGCCCTGCAGCGCGATTGGCATCTGCAGGCGCGGAATCTGCGCGTTCACTTCTTCGATGATCGACAGCGATGCGGCCGCCTTTCTCTCGGCCACGTCGCTCACCGGCAGCCCGTAGAACGGGTATAGCTCGAGCGTCAGATTCCACATGAGCGCCGCGCTATATTCGGGCGGCAGCGCGAGCGTATCGCTCAGGTTCTGGAACTGCTGAAGCTGCTGCATCACGGTCAGAAAGATCTCGTACTGGTTGCTGGGTAGCGGCCAGATGAAGACGTTGCCGATCGGATACGCAGCGTCGTAGAACGCGTACCGCGGGAAGGAATTCAGGTTCTTGATCGATATCCGGTTGTAATCCTCGCGCGCACGCAGAATCTCAAGCGGATAATCGACCGGCAGCGGCGTGTTCTGGTTCTGGCGGAAGAACGCCGATTCCAGCTTCGCCGGCCGCGGCACATCGAAATCGGCGCCCGGGCCGACCGTGTACGACAACGCGCCGGTGCCCTGCTTCGATACCGTCACCAGCTCGTAAATCATGTAGCGGCGGCGCTGCAACTGCGCCATCAGCATGTTGAGGAGGTTGAAGCAATCGTTGATGTCTTCCGCAGCCGCGGTCTGCCCCACGCCGAGGACGTTGGCCGTCTTCAGCGCGAGGTTGATCAGATCGCGGGGCGTCTGCGGAAGCGGAGAGGTCATGTTAGTGCGACGTCCAGGCCGAACCGTTGCACAGCACCGGCACCACCACCGCGCCACCGCCAGTGAGCGCAGCGTTATAGGTCGGGCTCGTCGCGTCGGTCACGACCAGCAACAGCGCCTTCGACGATGCGTTGCAGGCCGGCAGCGTGGCGACGGTGAACTGCGCCGGCTGCATCTGCACAGAGCCCGCGCTTTGCGTGCTCATCGAACCCGCGCAGAACGGCAGCGCCGAGCCGACCGACACGCCCGAGCCGTTGTAATAAGTGCTGCCCTGCAGGAAGAACGTGCCGCACTGGTTGTTGATGGTCTGGAAGCCGTTGCTCGGGTTGAACTGAGCCTGCGCAGACAGCGAAGCGGCGAGGCCTGCAAAGGCCACGGCGAGCGAGACAAGAATCTTCTTCACGATTGACACTCCTTGGCGTCGTTGATCAGTGTCTTGAGCTTCTCGACGCCAGTCCGCGGATGCGGCGACAGTCCGAGTTCGCGCGCCTGCGCCATCAGCGTTTCGCGTTCGTCATCGCCGCCGGTGGCCGCCGCTTCCTCGTCTGCGTTCTCGACGATGATTTGCGAGCCATCGGCCAGCGTCACCCACTTCGGGTACTCGACGAAGACGTACGGTGCGGTGAAGTTGCGCATGTTCGGATGCATCGATTGCCCCTCAAAAAAGGAGCCGAGGATGTGCCCCGGCTCCAAACCCACCACCTGCCGGAGACTCGGTTAAAGGATGTCGGCCACCGCGACCGCCCATTCCGGACGAATGGCCGCGAAGCCATACAGCACGTCCAGACGCGTGATCAGGTTGTCGCTCATCACGTCGTAGCCGGTGATCATCCGCATCGCGCATCCGTCGAACTCCGCGCGCGCCGACTCGACCACGCCAGCCGTCGGCATGACCAGGTCAGCCGTGGCGAGCGTGAAGGCTTCGGGATAGAACGCGATGTTCTGGCGATAGGACGAACCGGCCGGCAGCACCAGCGCGACGGCAGCGCCGTTGGCGGGCGATGCGGTGACGGTGTTGAACGCAGCCGGCGCGGGCACGATGGCCGGATAGATTGGGATCGACGTGGCGCCCGTGGCGACGTTTGCGGTCACGACGAACTGGCGCAGCGCACCCTGCGTCTGGCCCGTCAGGCGGTTGATCGCGTTGACGCCCGCGATCGTGATGATGTCGCCCGCGTTGAGCGTGCCGGTAATCGCATTCACGGTCAGCGTGTTGCCGGTCTGGTTCGCGCCGTTGACCGTGCCGCCCGCCGAGAACGTGCCGTTCGTGTGGATCTGGACCGTCTGGTCATCGAACCAGTCGAAGCCCAGCGTGTCGGTCGTGATCATGCCGGTTTCGTACTGATCCGAAATCTTCTTCTGCGGATTCAGCAGGCCCGCCAGCGTCGGCACAGTGCGCGCTTCGGTGATCATGTCGAGGATGATCGAGCGATCCATGCGCGGCGCCAGATTCTGCGAGAGCTGCGCGCCGGCGTTCAGCCAGGTGCTCATGTCCGGCGAAACCAGGTTGCCCGAACCATCGGTCTTGAATGACAGGTTCGATGCCGCATTCGATACGCTGATCAGATCGCCGGCCATCGACGCCGCGAGACGGTTCACGGCGGGCGCCAGAATGCGCTCGCTGTAATCGTCGAGGGACATGGTCTTTTCGGCGGTGCCGAACGCGACAGGCACGTTCTTTTGCGTCGCGACCGTGAGCGTGGTGTTCTGCTCGTTGGTGCCCTGCGGAACAATCGCCGGGCCGGTGTTCACGACATAGTCGTTCGGCAGGCGGATACGCAGGGTGTTGCCGATCTTGGCGCCATCGCGCGCGAACTGATCGTCGTATTGCCGGTTCACCCGGCGCAGGAAGGCGTTGGTCTGGCTAAACAGACGCACCGCCTCGTTGGTGACCATGTTGATGGTCAGCAGGCTGTTGGCCACGTTGCTCTCCCGAGGCAAAAACGAAGAAGCCATTGCTGGCGGCTTGTCTCTGCCCTGCGGAGACCTGCTTGACGGGCCAATCCGGCGATTACGGCTCGCCTTAGCCTATGAAACCCTTTGCGCTATACCGCTGCGCTATCGGTGATTCGGAATCTATGTGATGGGAAAAAAGCTGTCTACAGCACATGCTCGCGGCTGGACTCGATCGCATGCGTTCGGATTGGCCGGTGATCAAATCCGGCTTGCACCTACTGGGAGAGGCGGCGAGTCCAGGCGTGAGAACGCGAAAGACCCACGCCGCCCGTATCAAGCTGCGGCGCCGACCGCCGCTGACAGCGTGGGTTGATCTGCCTAGCGCCGCTTCCGCGCGTTCTTATTTCTCCACGCGATGAACCCCTTCGGGTCCTTGTCCGGATCAGGCATCCCGCCGTCGGATCGGCTCGAACCGCCCTCCAACCCTTCGACCGGCGGCGGGGCCTTGCTGATCTGCTTGCCGAGTTCCTTGGCAGCCTTCGGCGCGAGCTTCGTCAGTTCGATGGCCATCTGCACCGGATCGAGCGATGTGATGCGCGCGGCCTCGCTCAGGTTCTCGGTCTTGCCGAGATAGGTCACGACTTTCTCGGCGCCCGGCACATTGGTGAGGACTTTCAGGAAGTCCATGCCGCCGATGTCTGCCATCTGCAGGTTGTCGACCGACTTCTTGAAGGCCTCGCCAAACTCCTTTTCGCCCGCATCGTTGATCGCCGCGATCTTCGAACTCAGGTCCTGCGCGCCGACGCGCTCCTGATACTTGCGCTCGGCGGCCGCGTCGACCAGCGCGTGCACGTCGTGCTGCTGCGGCTGCGGCGACACGGCATTCGGATCGCCGCCCGCGCGAAGCTGCGCGATCAGCGTCTCATGCTCGCGCACACGCGCTTCAGCTTCCGCCGCGCGCTGCTCGGCTGCCCGGCGGGCCGCGGTGATCTCGCTGATGCGCTTCGGCACCCAGCTGGTATCGGGCTGCTGGCGCTGCTCGGTCTGCTGCTCGACCGGTTGCGTTTCGGGCTGCTGCTGGCCGGCCTCGACTTGCTGCTCGGTCTGGACATCGCTCATGGTGCTCTCCGGTGAATGCGTGATCAAAATTAATTGAGGTTGACTTTTTGTACGCGGCGCTCTTTGCCTTGCGCTACATTCCCGCTAGCGAATGCAGCGACTGCTTGAATCGTGCACATCCATGAAAAATCTCGCGCGCCGACCGCACTTCTGTCCCACAGATCAGCCAGATCGCTGCTATCGAATGAAATGTTTCGTTGAACGCCATCATCGAGACGATCAAACCGAGCAACGAAGGAATCGGAAGAGATTGAGTACTCGCATATCACGCGCATCCCACCCCAGTAATAAGCGCATCGTGAGGGATTATTTTCGTAGCCCGCAGGTAGCGGTAAATCATTCGATTTCATGGGTGCTCTCCGGTGGTTACTGTGGTGCTGCCTGTGGTTCTTGGACTGGCGCCAACACGCTCTGAATGCCGCTGGCGTACAGGTTGGCGGGATCGGTCTGGTCCGGCTGGATGCCGGCGTCCGGATTCGGCGCGCGCAGAATCTCGGCCAGCGCCTTGCGGATGATCGGTTCGAGCGCGCCATCGCCCATGCGCTCGGCAATCACCTTCAGGCGGTCGGTCTCGGCCTTGAACGAATTCAGGATGGCCGTGTTGTCGTTCTCCATGCGCAGCGCGAGGTGGTTCAGGCCATCGATATCGACGCGCTTCTGCTGGAGCTGCTGCTCGATCGACTTATCGTGCAGCGCCTGCTGCATCTGGGTCATGACCTGGTGCGCCTGCTGCAATTGCTGCTGAAGCGCCTGCACCTGCGGGTCGATCTCCCCGAACACAGCCGGGTTAGTCGACTTGATCCAGTTGCGCATGCGCTCGGCGAGCTTGTCGGCGCTCGGGAAGTCGGCGTTGCTCATGTACAGGTCGCCAATCACCTGCGCGAGCGCCGGCTGAGCGGCCAGCAACTGCGTCTGTGCATCGAATGCCTGCTCGCGGCGCGTATCGAAGCTGGGGCCGGCCTTCGCGATCACGTTGTAGCGGCCGACCGACGGGTTGAAGATCGCGCGGATCTTCGCTTCGCCCTTGTCCTCCGACTGCTTGACCGCCTGAGCGCCCTTCGGATCGATCTGTATCTGGCTTTCCTCACCCGATTCCTCGTCGGTGATCAGCAGCACGCGGCGCGTGTCGTAATACTTCGGGATCGCGTCGATCAGCTGCACGCCGGTGAAGCGAATCGCATCGGCCATGGCGTCCTGATAGTTGAAAGTGACGCGCTGCCCCTGCTTCTGGCGCTGCTCGATCGAGATTCCGCTGACCTCGTTGCCCTGCTCGCTGAAGGTCGATTCGTACTGGCCGCTGGCCATCATCATCTGGTGCTCGGCGGTCTGCATGCCATCCATGAACACAGGGGCGCTCACCGGCGGCTGCGTGCGCTCGGGCTTCGGGATCTGGTTGCCCTGCTCGTCGATGTGGTTGTATGGCAGGTATGCGTGATTCTGCGTGTTGGCGGTCGCCCAATAGTTCTCGTACCCTTCGACGGCCTCGCCCGGCGCGGTCCACGGCTGCTTGGACTGCAATGCACCGTATTCCAGCGCCGCCGATGCGTTGTAGTTGTACGCGCGCTGCGAGTCCTTCAGATAACGCGTGAGGCCCTTACGATCGAGCTTGCCCTCGATCACGATTTCCTCGCCGGGCACGCGGATGATCGGGATGTACTTGCCCAACCACACCGAGCTTTCGACGATCTCGTCGCCGACGATCAGATGCCACCGTACCGTCCACTTCGGTACACGGCGGCGCTCGGCCTCACCGCGCTCATGCGCCTGCTCGAGCAGCGCGTGGCCCTCAACCGGCACCGATGACTGGCGCGTCAGCACCACATTGCCATCCTCGCCCTCGACCGCGTAGAGCCATTCCTTGCCCTCGTCGCGCTCGTAGTATTCGGCCACGCGGATCGTGTCCTTACGGTTCCACGATAGCTCGCCTTCGCCCATCACCGCTTTACCCGTGGCCTTCGGATACTTTTTCTCGGCCTTGTCGCGTGGCATATCGTCGAACACGAACGCAAAGCGCGCGTCGGACCCGTCCGTCTTCTTGATCATCGGGTCCATGTAGATCGACAACGGATCCTGTACCTCGCGGATGAAAAGGTCCTGGTCGAAGCTGTCCTCGTCGACGTAATCGGCCACGATGCGCCAGTAGCCGATGCCTCCGCCGACTTGCATCTCCATGGCCTTCTTGTACGCTTGCTGCGCGTTCGAGATGTACTCGATGCGGCGCACGACCTGTTCGAACACCTGCGCGCTCTCATAGGTCGATTCGTTGCCGGTCGCGCTGATCTTGATCGACGGCTTGTTCTCCTTGCCGAAGTTGACCACGTGCAGCCAGTGCGTGTGCGTCTTGTTGATCGTCACCATCGGCTGGCCGGCGATCTGGCGCGCGGCGCGCACCGCGGCATTCCACTGGTCCTGATTGTCTGGGTCGGCGAACAGGAAGCGGATATCGTCCTTGAACTTCGACCGGAACTCGCTTTCCCACGATACGCAGCTTGCGAAGCGCTCATGCGCGCGGGCGATGATGGTTTTCTTCTGTTCGGCCATGGTTAATCCCCCGTCCACGCGTCTTGCAGGATGAATTGCGGCATGTCGTCAATCCAGATATCGACGGGCCGACCCAGCGCTTCCATATGCGGTTTCTTTGCCTTCCGATCGGTGTATTCGACGCGGCTTGCGCGTTCCGAAAGCTGCTCCGGGATGACTTCGGACCATTCTCGCCGGCGCATCGTCACAACCTCGACCGAATGCCCTCGAGCCTTGGCAAGCGTGATGAAGCAATCCCACATCTCGGGGTCGGCGGTGTAAGTTTTGTCGTAGTCGAGCGCGATGCGCATGATCTAGCCCATCCAGTAGCCTGGCTGCGTTCGCCCGGGGTTGAGAACGCGTGGTCCCTTCGGTGCATCCTGTTTATTCTTGCTGCGGTCGCGCACCAAGCCAGGAAACAACTCGGCCAGCACCCAGATCCATGCGTCCGCACGGTTTGGCGAGCCTTCGCCGATGTACCCGACCGTCGAGAACGCGGTCATCTCGTCCTCGAGCTCGCGAAAATCGCCCACGTGGCGCACCTTCCCCTGCTCGTAGAGCGCAGAGAACGGCTCGGCCCGCACGTGCTTGCCGCGCGTGGCGGTGACCATCTTGAAAGGAGTGCGCGGCCGCGCCGTCAGGATCGTGTGCTGGACCATCGCGCCGCCGTAGTTGGTCTCGCCAACCACAACGTCTGCAGCGTGCCGGTCATAGGCGCTCGTCGCGACATTGGCCCACGTGGCGGGACCAGCCTTGATCGTGCAGTCCTGAAACAGATAGGCAATCCCATCTGTGCCGAGACCGCCGGCCACAATGCCGATCTCGTCGTTGTCCGCGTTATCGACGTCGCCCGAACCGCTCGGGTCCACGCCGATGACCACGCGCACGAACTCGGGCAGCTCGCGGCCCGGATCGTGTCGCCACTTATCGATCGTTTCCTCTGCGAACAGTTGGTTTGGCGTAGCGTCACTGAATTCGCCCTTCAGGAACCTCTTCTGGAGCCTCGCGCTCATGCCTTGCAGCGTGTCAAGGTATGACGAACTCAGGTTCTCGACGTTGTCCTTCGGATTGATCTGGAAGCTGGCGTAGTCCGCCGGATTGCGCAGCGGCTCGCCGGTGTCCGGATCGATCTTCTTGATGAACCGCTTGTATGTCCAGTGCGCCTTGGACGGCGGGTTGCAGTCGTAATAGGCGCGCATCTTGAGCTGCTGCGGCGTCCGCCCCTCGATCTTCGTCATCACCTGCTGTGCGAGGCGCGTCACCGCAGTATCGACCGATGACATCGGGATCTGCGAACACTCGTTGAAATAGAGCGTCGCGAATTCCTTGCCCAGCACCTTTTCGACGCGCTCCTTGTCGTCCAGACCGGAGAACCATATTTCGCTGTCGAGGTCGTGGCCGTTCTCGTCCTTCTGGCCCGTGTGGATCGTCGCGTAGCCGTCTCCCTTGTGCATCATGTAGCGCACATGCGGGAATGCCAGCTTCATGACCTTCGGGAAGGTGTCGAGGACAATCGATTCGTGCACGTGCAGCGCGCGGAACCGGAATATGCCGTGTCGGCTGCCGGGTGCCTTGATCGCGCGCATAACGATGTTGCGCACATGCAGGAAGGTCTTGCCGCTACGCGAGCCGCCGAACAGCATCAGGTGCGTAGCGTCGCCAGCTAGAACGCCCTGCGCCACTTCCTGCCGCTCGGTCAGCTTCATAGCGCCTCGTCGATGGAGGACGCCACCACCTGAATCGGACCGCCAGCAGGGCCTGAATGTTCGGCCTGCACCTGGCTCAGATCAGGCAGCGTTTTCTTGAGCAGGATTTCAATGGCTTTGAGGCGGGAAGGAGGAAGATCCTTGGTTTTACCAAGAGCATGATTTTGCAGGACATTCAAAAGCTGACTGACCTGTATCTTGGTGCGCACATCGTCCTGATGCGTCTTCCTCAGTCGGGCAGCCATCAGCGGCCCCGAATGTCGCCTGCGGTGAGGCGCGCCCGCATGACGCGAAGGTGAAGGTGATGCGCGGCCATACGAGCGCGCTGCTGGCGCTCTTCGGCCTGGATCAGATGATCGAGCTCGCCCGCAAAGAGTGCGCGGCGAAGCTCGGCTCGCTTCGGCTTGGTCACTTGCTCACGCCCCGTTCTTTCGGCGCTTTCACGCCATTGACCTTCACCGGCTCGGCCTTCGGGCCCGGCGGCGGATTGCCACCATGGAAGCTGCCCGCCTTCGCCGTACGCGATGCATGCGCGCAGCCCGTTGCCACCTTCATGTTGCCGCCGTCCTTGATGCCGCTGCCCATGTCGCTCTCCCGTGAGGTGGTGTACCAATGACGTGATACGCGCGACTCTATGTGACGGGAAAATTTCGCGCTAGCCGATGGTGAGGCGATCGCCAACGCGAAAGTGGCCCCACTCTCCTGTAACCTTCGTGATCCGATACGAGCCCAACACGCCCAACGCCTCATCCGTGATCATCTGGATCGTCAGCAACTGATTGCCCGCGCGAAGTTCCGCGACGGGCACCACGATCCCTGATTCAGTCTCGGCCATGCCCGGCGCCAGCTTCATGAGCGAAGATGCACGCACGATTGCTGGTGCGGCGGCGAGCGCCAGCACAGAGCCAAGGAATCCGCGTCGATCCATCACTGCCTCCGAAATCCCCGCGCCAGCTTTGCCAGCGCCATCAGGTCATACCCAACGAGTTGCCCCGTCATATGCGCGGGCTGGGTGCGCGGACCGGCCATATTCGGCTGATAGTCCACGCGTACCCAATACCGCGGCGCGCGATGCTCCCGGCTCACGCCTGTCATGCCCATCGCGCCAGTGGCATGGCCGGCCTGCAGCACGCGCTCAACGTCCTCCGCACTGCCTTCGTAGAGCAGCGCCAGGCATTGCGGCGTGTATGGCTTGCCCGGCACCAGCGTGGCCAGTAGACATTCGAGCGTGAGCGGGAGACGGACTTTGCGTGCGCGCATGCTGGCTCCTACAGATGCCGCTCCGCCGTCTTCACCCACGACTCAAGCTCGCCCGGCAGCATGGCGAAGTCGCGGCGCAGCAGGCCGATAATGCGGCGAAGGAGCGGCGTGTGGGGGTGTTCAGCGGCGGTATCGCTCGGCGAGTTCGGCGCGGCCGATCCATTGGCTTCGAGCGCCGAACCTTCGCCAGTCGTTTGCGAGCCAAAGTTGGCCGCATTCACATCGGAAGAGGTCAAGGGGGATTCGGTCGAAGCCGAAGTCGAATTGCTCGAAGCGGACTGGAGGCTCGCCGCCTGGACGTTTCCCTGCTCACCTTCGCCGCCATCCGTCGCACCGGGCGCAGAGCCTTCCGTTGCCTGCTCGTCCGACGAGGCACCACCAGCAGCGTTTGGGGCGTCAGCGGCACCGGCTGCGGCTGAAGAACCAGCCAGCGCATCGTTCGCGCTCGACGCCGAACCTGAACCACTCGGCGTGAGCGCGGTCGCGTTTCCCTCACCAATACCCTGCTGCTCGCTCGATTTCGCGGTCGTATCCGCGACCGGTTGCGAGGTCGAACCGGACGGCTCCCCCGATTGCGCGACCACCGGCGCGTCGGGGTGCAGGAAGTGCTCTACCTTTTCTTCGAGCGCATGCATCGCGCCCATGATCTCGCCAGCGATACCCTGCGGCTTGTCTTCGTGCTGGATCTGTTGTGCTGCCTGTGCGATGGGATCGCTCATCTCTTGCCTCGTTTCGTGGGTGGGAAAGCGGGAGCGCGTTAGGCGCCGAAAGCGGCGATGCGCTCGCCGAGCACCGCGCTGTACATCGTCATGATGTGGGCCTGCGTGTTCAGCCGCTCCTGTTCTTGCCATGGCAGCGCGGCAAAAATGTCGGTGGTCTTGAACTGGCCCAGCTTCTCCCGCTTTGCGTCGAGATCGGCTTTCTCGTCGACGACACGTTGCTGGTGGGGTGCGAGTTGCTTCGTCATGCTCTGCTCCTGTGGGTTGGACTGCTCGGGATGCTTCTCCATCGCGCGCCTGAGCTGCGCGTCGAAGTCTTGTTCGCGCCGGCGGTCGTGGCCGCAGACGCATCTGTTCTGGCGCAGGCACTCGGTGGTGTGCGCGCAGTGCCATTGGGCGATGTCGGTGAGGATGGTCATAGCGGCGCCTCGATCGCGTATGCGCGGAAATCCTCGCTGCCTGTCTCGATGTGCTCGAGGTTTCCCACGCGGTTGGTCTTAAACATGCCCATCGGCAGGAACACGCGATCAAATACGCCGTGCCATTTACCAAGGTCGGTAGGGCTACCGTTGTCATATTTGGTCGGCCCGCATGCGCTGCACAGCCGCTTTCCGCGCCGGTCCTCCATGCCGTCCCATGCGTACCACTGCGGAAACTGGTTGCAGCCTTGATGCGCGAGTGCGGTGTTTTCGCAGCAACCGCAGTGTTGGCATTGGAAAAGGCTCACGCTGCCTCCCGTGCCGTCACCGTGACCGCGACAGCCAGCGCCGCCCACGCGTGCGACGAGACGCCGTACAGCGGCCCCGGCTGAGACTTGGTGCCCACCTGAGGCGTCTTGCCGCCGCCGGTCCGCGGGAACATGTCGAGGAGCGCCTGGCGGATGTTCGGGTCCTTGGCCTTGGCCGTGCCGCACAGGTGCAGCTTAACGTCGCGACGATAGATGAGGCGCACAGCGTCAGGCGAATGCCACGCCTGCTGGAAGCGACCGATCCACACGCAAGTTTCGAAGACCTCGCGCCCCACCGCCATGCCGTAGCTGGCGATCATTTCGATCGCGAGCGTCGCGCCGTTGTCCGGCATCTTGCCCAGCGAGTGCAGCAGGTCAGCGTTGGGCATCACGCCGGACTCACCGACTTGTGAGCCGTCAAAAAGGCACCACCCGCTCTTGTCCGTGCCCGGGTCGATTGCAAGGGTCAGCATTTTCCAGACCCTCCGCAAAAGCGGCATTCCTCGGAATCGTAGCCGCCTCCATTGGGCAGAAGACCGCCTACTTCACCGCGCCCATTGCATGCGGCACACGTCTCGCCCTCCACCCGGTAGCACGGCCGATCCGCCCGATGCAGTACGCCGGGCAGCGAGGGGGAGCCGCAGGTGCAGAGCCAACCAGAGCGGTCATTGCAATCCGGGCATGGATCACCGCCTTCGTCAGGCGCATAGTACGAAGGGCCTCCGATCATCCCGTGCCCATTGCATGTCTTGCACACCGGCTCGCTGCGCGTAGTGGTCGCTTCGGCTTTTGGACCGGAAGCATCAAGGTCAGGTTTTGTCGTGGTCATCGTTTCCACTCCTGTTTCCATTCGCCGGTCGCAAAGTCGATGTAGCGGCGTCCGGCACCGGCTGCCTCGAGCATCTGCTGGCTTTGTTTGTCGAACCACAGGCTGATGCGCCCTTCCCATGAGTAGTGGCGCTGCTTGGCGCAGATCAGCGTCGAATCGGGGATCAGCGCGAGATCGCCCAGCTTTTTCGCATCCTTTTCGGCCTCGACTTGCGCCTCTTTGCGCTTGTTCCGGAACACGATCAGCACGTTGTCGACGAGATCGGTAATCTCGCCAGCGCCCTTCACCGAGAACTTGTCCGGCGCGTCGAATTCCTTCTCGCCCTTGCGCATGTGATGCACCAGGTGGATGTGCAGGCCGGTGTCGCGCGCCAGCACACACAGCGCGTCGACGAAGTTCTTCTGCCCGGTGTAATCGTCCGGCGCGAGCCCACATTTCATGAGGCTATCGATCACCAGATGGTCGATGCCGAGTTCCTTGCGGCAGTAGCGCGCGACGGCGAGCATGCGGGCCGGTGTGACCTGGCCGCGGTGCGCGTAGATCCACAGGCGATCATCGGTCCAGCGGTGAAACCGGTTGATGATCTCGGCCGTCGGGACGTAGGAGCCGGCCGCCATGCGGTTCATGTTGCGCATGGTGACTTCGGGTTTCATCTCGAACGACGCGATGCAGGCGCGCGCACCTAGCACCATCGCGTTGAGCATCACGTAGCTGAGCTGGCCGGACTTGCCGTGCCCGTTCACGCCAGCCCACAGCGAAACCTCGCCCGGGCGCATCATCAGGCGCTCGCCAACCTTGCCCCATGGCATGGCATGGCCGATGACCTGCTGCTGTTCCTCGCCGTGGAAGTAGCGAACCACGTCCTCTGCCCATTCGGACGCCGGTCGGACATCGGCGCGGCCATCATCCTCGTCGTTGGCGTAGGCCTGCCAGTCGATGTTGTCGGGGATCAGGCGCATGAGGCACCCCGCTCGTTGGCGATTTGCAGCAGCAGACCGAATGCGCGGTCAAACGGGATCGGCAGCGCGTGGCCAAGCTCCTGCCACAGCCGTTTCGCAACCTTGGCGCCTTCGGCGTACCACTTCGGGCCGACAGCCATCGGGAACCAGTCGAACAGGCCGAAATCACCTTCCGGGTGTGGGACGACGCGCATTTCGCCGCAGTCGATGCGCGGGCCTTCGACGAACGTCAGCACCATGCGGTCGGGCACCGCGGCAGCGATATCGGCGAGCTGGCGCAGCACGTCGCCCATCTGCACCGAGCGCGAGACGAACACCTCGACCTCAAGCCCCTGGATGCAGCGCCACTCATACGACCGCGCGGCGTCAGCGATCAGCGTGACGTTCGTGAAATCGTTGAGCGGGCCGACGAACGAGAGCAGCACAGGCAGTTCCGGCACGACGCCGCGCATGCGCAGGTCGACCAGCGATTGAGCGTTGAGCGGGAATCGGCTCACAGGGCACCTCGGGTGAGATCGTCGTAGTCGCTGGCGACGGATGAACCGTTGACGCCGCCGGCTTTCAGGGCCCCGGCGTATTGGCCGAATTTCTCGGCGTTGAAAAGCGTGGCTGGCCGGAGGTACTGATCCATCTTCGGGTCGTTCAGCCATTCCCCGACCTTGGCATCGACAACCGCCTTCAACTGATCGACTGTCGCCCCCTCCTTGATCCTGGCGAGGATCAGTTTCGTGTTGGCCGGGACGGCTTCGAATTTTCGGCCGGCCCTGTCATTCAGGTAGGCGATAACGTCGCTCGCGACGTCCTTTTGTTGGTTGTCTTTTGAGGTTGTCTTTTGTGTGTACCGATTTGGTACTATCGCTGGTACCGATTTGGTACTAGGGGAGTACTGATTTGGTACCAGTACCAATTCGGTACTAGCTGGTAGTACCGTTTCAGTACTACGTGGTACCGTTTCGGTACTAGCGGGTGATACCGATTTGGTACTCCCCCATGTGCGGTATTTCTTGTTGATCTCGATCACCGATCCGAACTTGCCGGACTGCTTGTCGATCACATTCATTTCAACGAGCTCACCAAGCGTCTTCACGACGTGTGGGCGCGCGAGGCAGCATATGGCGGCAATCTGAGAAGCGGACATGTCGTCGCGTTTCTTGTTGTAGCCGTAGGTTTTTCGGATGATCGTCATAAGGACTTTCAATTGTCGGGCCGAGAAATGGAACGCCAAAATCGCATCGAACAGCTCATTGGCGAGCCGTGTGTACCCATCTTCGAGTTGAGGCGTTTCTTCTTGCACGGATCACTCGTTGCTTTCGAGTTGGGCTTTGAGCTTCAAAGCGATTTCCAGAAGACCACGCAGCCCAAAACAAACGAAGCCGCCATGAACGAGGCCATCAGGGTTCCGATATCCATCACGCCGCCTTTGACTCGAGCAAAGCGACACGCGCGCGGAGGCGCATGATTTCCGCTTCCGGAGAGTCGATCAGTTCGGCGATCTGCTTCTTGCGCATGTCGGCGTATTGGCCGATCGCCCAGTTGGAACACAGGTGCTGAAGTACCAGCTCCTGATCGGAGGTCAGGTAGCCCTGACCGTTCTTGACCTTGGCCAGATGCGGCGGCCGGAAGCCAAGGTATTCCGCGATCTCGCTTTCCCGGATACGGCGCACACGCTTGTCCAGGCAAAGGCGGATGGCATCCCCGTAGTCCTCGCAGCTTGCAATTAACCCTTCATCGATCAATCGCGGCTTGGGGATCTCCATAAGCACCGGGAGGGCAAGCTGCATAAGGTCATTGAAATTCTTCATCGTCTTATCCGTTGTTAGCCATTGCGTTAACCGTTGTGCAATGCGCCAAATAAAGGCGTCACAAGGACGCCAAATGAAAAACTCAAACGACCAGGGGTTGCAGCTTGCTGCTCTTATTCACACCGCCGACTGGCGGCTGCGCGTCATCGGATGCCGCCGCAGAGTCGACGCCATCGCCCCAGATATCCGGACGCAGTTCGCCCAAAGTGAAGCGCGGGTCGTACGCAACGATCCGCTTGCACAGATCTGCGCTGGGTTTGCGCTTGCCGTGCGAGCAGTTGTAGAGGTAGTTGTGCTTTGCGCCCACAGCCTCGGAAAAGGCCTCGCGTTCAGCGCGTTTGGTGATCTGAAAATATGTACGCAGGTCCATGTCTATACCGGGCTGGTTGGTGGATGCGATGCCAGTATAGACCATAATGGTTTGCGTCCACAAACCTTTTTGGGCGTTTATCAAAATGATTCACCAACGTACTCTTTGCACGTATGAAAACATGCAAGGAAATGCGCCTGGAGAATGCGCGGTCGCTTGCGGCTGGCAACCCTGCATCATTCTCAAAAAAACTGGCGATGTCAGGGCAGCAGGCCAACGCGCTCATCGGCCCAAACCCATCAAGGGGCATAGGCGACGAGAAGGCACGCGAAATTGAGCGCGCCTATAAGAAGGAAATCGGGTGGCTGGATCACGAACACGATTCTTCAGACGAAGATTCGCCGAACACAGGTCAATACAACGCTCTTAGTAAGCAAGCGCTGGATCTGATTTCGTGTGTCTCAGAGCTGGACAGCGTTGGCGGTCTGGCCCGATCTGCGTTCATTCTTCATACGGGTTTACTCCGCCTTTCATCAGCATCTTCAGAGTTACACACTGGCTCCGCCCGGGCTGAAATGATTGCCGAAATCCAAAGGCTGATCGGCTCGGGTGCGGATATACCTGGGGCCACCGATGATAGAAAGCCAAAGACGAAGTGAGGTAATAAAGCTCGACCTATATCGGTCAAAGCGGCCGGCTAAAGAATCCGAGGCCGACCCGCTGAAAGACGAAAAACTGCTGGATGAAATCACGTATCACATCCTCATGGCCGCAAGAGCCATCGCTTCCCACTCAAAGAAAAAGCAGTAAGCAGAGGCCCGCAATTCTTGCGGGCTTTTTTACGCCCCGAATTTATGAAGCTATCGCCACATCAGGTCGATAGAAATCCATTTCCCTTGCCGAACACCATTATGGTTGATGCGTAAACCGTTTTGGTCTACACTTGCCTCAACGCTGCACCACACGCAGCGACCAGATGGGGGTGAGAGATGACGCTCTATTCAGACTTCGACGCGATCCGTGCCGCTACCGGCCAGCGCACAACTTCGGTTGGCGCGTGGACGGCCGATCGCCAGCTCGCCGCCCTCGACTTCGAAGACCGCGACCGTCAGTACCGCAAGGAACTGGACGATGCGCGCACCGAACGCGTCGAGCAGCTGCAGCGCCAGTTGTTCAGCTCGCACCTGTCGCGCCTGCATGCCGGTTGCCCCGACGAAGGCGACGTGCTGCGCATGACGCACCTGCCGTTCAGCTCCGAACACGAAACGCGCATCGCTGCAGCTTTGCGTCGCGGCTTCCGCTCGTTCGCGTTCGTGCAGCTGCGCATCGCACTTCGCATGCTGAGCGACGACTACCACGACCAGGCGGATTCGCAGACGCCCGAAGTGACGTTCGAGCCGCGGCATGTGCGATTGGGCGACGAGAAGGTGCATCGGACGTATCGCATTGTTGGCGAGGGCTGCTGAGATGACCATCGACCTGAAATACCTCATCGAGGCGATCAAGGCGCTGAACGAAGCGCGCTATGCCTTGGCCGATGGTTCCCCGGAGCAACGCGGCTCTGCGCGTGCGCACTGCACGATCTCCGCGATCAATCTCGAAGCGATCCTGCGCGATGTGCCGGTGACGATCCGCGAGTCCTGACATGCCCTGCTACCTCGACCTCGACGCCCCCGCCACGCGCACCGGCTACTGCCGCCACTGCCGCGCAAACGTGACGGTGGGCGTGCAGAACCTTGGCGCAGACGACGAGTTCGGCCGCCAGTACCTGCCGACTGACGTGTGCGTCGAGTGCCTGGGGCCGGTCGAGGCAGCGCGGGAAGAAGAATTTACGGAGGCTTGCGATGAGTGAACTCAAACACACAGTCGGACCATGGAAGTTCGGCGTCCTTTCCGATGATGGACGGATCATCGAGAAGCCATTCGACTATGAGGGACCGGGCTATTACGAGAACCCGTTTGTCTATGGCGCTGACGGCCATCAAGTCGTCGGCAATGGCGAATATTGCGTCTTCTATGGTGCTGGGAATGCTCGACTGATCACGACCGCGCCCGAACTGCTCAGCGCCGTGCGCGAGCAGCACGACATCATCGACACGCTTCTCGCGATGCTGATTACGGCTGACCCCGCATTCAGGCCGACGAAAAGTGCGCTGTGGCCGCGCATCGAAGCGATCAACGCGCCGCAACTTATCGCCAAAGCCACAGGTGCCGCGTGAGCCGCCCCCCCATCTATCTCCAGCGCATCACGCGCGTTCCGTCGTGGCGCTTCGCCCTGCGCAACCTCTGCGGCCGCATCCTGCGCCGCGTGCGCGGTATCGAGCGGCCCCCGGTCACGCAGCCGCTTACCGAAGACCAGTGGCGCGCGCTGGAAAGCCGCTGCGGGTTGCTGACCGGCTCGCTGGCAGCGGCGCTGATCTGCATCGCGTTGCTGATGCTTTATCGAGGTGCGACATGCTGACCAAACTTTGTGACTGGCTCATCGCGATCGCGTTCGGCGTGCTGTACGCGTGGTTCGCGGCTAAGGGGATTGCGTGATGACGCTCGATCAACTCACCAAGCGCCGCGACAAGTTCGAAGCGTTCCTGACCGAGCGCGGCGCGCAGATCCTACAGCCGACGAACGAATGGGAAGTGCTGCGCTTCAAGACTTCGCACGGCACGTCGATCTTCTACCGCAATGCGCGCGACCAGGTGACGCCGACTGGCCAAGCCATGGGCGCATGGCGAGCGTTCGAAGACAACCTGCCATGGCGTGGCGCGCCAGCGACGAAACGCTGGCTCACCGGCAAAGAAAAGACGCTGCCGATCGTCAATGCGTTGATGAAGCGCGACGGCACGAACTGCTTCTACTGCTCGCAGAAGATGCCGGAGGACGATCGCAGCATCGAACACCTTGTCCCGGTTGCGCACGGCGGCCCTAACCATCTGAGCAACCTTGTGCTGGCGCATCGCAAGTGCAACACCAAGGCCGGTCATTTGAGCGCGATGGACAAGATCCGTTTGCGCGAATCGCGAGGTGCGCAATGAAAACCATCCGCGCTCTAGGCCAGTGGCTGACCCTGCTCGCCATCATCACGGCCACGCTATTTTGCGCCGCGCTATTTCTCGCGGCTGTCGATCAGCGGGTAAGCGAGACTGTGCACGTGCGAGGTCAGACATGACAGACGGCGCGGAGTGGCGACAGCAGCAAGAGATTGAAGAATTTCAAGAATTTCTCGAATGGCACGAATCACAAGGATATCGAAATCATGAGCATAGCGACGTTGATTCTCGGGCAGTCCGGCACGGGCAAGTCGTATTCGATGGCGAATATGGACCCCGCTCAAACGCTGCTGATCCAGACGGTGCGCAAGCCGCTGCCGTTCCGCGGTAAGGGCTGGGCGCGCCGCACGGCAGAGAACAAGGCTGGCAACACCTTCGTGACCGACAAGTCCGACGAGATCGTTTCGATCATGCGCAAGACGCAGCGCAAGGTGATCGTGCTCGACGACTTCCAGTACATGCTCGCGAACGAGTTTATGCGCCGCAGCGACGAGCGCGGCTTTGACAAGTTCACCGAGATCGGCCGCCACGCGTGGGACGTACTGATGGCCGCCGGCGACCTCGCTGACGATGTGCGCGTGTACATCCTCAGCCACACCGAGGAAGACCAGGCGGGCAACACGAAGATCAAGACGATCGGCAAGATGCTCGACGAGAAGATCACCATCGAAGGCTTGGTGACGATCGTGCTGCGCACGGACGTCAACGATGGCGAATACACCTTCACCACGCGCAACAACGGCCGGGACACCGTTAAAAGTCCCATGGGGCTATTCGACGCTGACCGCATTCCGAATGACCTTTCCTTTGTCGACGGCGCTATCACCGCCTTCTACGAAATGACCACTCCCGCCTGAATCACAAGGATCAGACATGTACTCATTGAACACGACAGCAGCACGCCAGGCCGACGAACGCAGCGGCCGCATCGCAGAAATCGGCAAGTACCTCGGCATGTTCACACGCGCTGAAGACGTGACCAGCTCGAAAAGCACGCGTGGTATCGACTTCGCGTTCGAGACGCAGGACAAGCAGAGCGCGAACTTCACGCTGTGGACGTACAACAAGGAAGGCAAGGAACTGTACGGCTTCAAGCAGCTGCAGGCGCTGA